GTATTATTTGCAACACCATTATTGTCTTTTGGCTTGCCACCTAATAATCTGATAGCGTCAGCGCGTATTTGAAACACAGTGCGTTCAATGCCCTCTTTATCAGTATATTTGCGTGACTCAATTTGTCCGCCAATATAAACACTGGTGCCACTTTTGACGTAGCTTTCTACGATTTCAGCTAACTTGCGGTAGCAAACAATTCGATGCCATTCTGTGGTTTCTTGTTGTTGTCCTTGTTTGTCTTTCCATACATTGCTGGTTGCCACGCTGAAATTAGCGACTGCATCGCCATTGGGTAAGTAGCGGATTTCAGGCGCTTTGCCTACGTTGCCAATAAGGTTCACTTGATTAAGACTAGCCATGTTTCATTTCCTTTAATTGAATAATGTATTGTTCTATTTCTTTATTGAAACGTTCCACTTCTGTTTCAAGCATGTTGATGTAACTGTCATCACGCGGTACTTCAAACACTGCAAGCTCAAGACCATTGCCAATTTCAGGGCAATAGCTAGTGAAATAACATAGTTCCCTGCCAGTACATGCCAATTGCCATTGAATTTGTGGAATGTATTTTGTGGGTACTTTCTTGTCCATCATGGTATCCAAGTGAGTGCTTGGTTGCGGACACTTAATTTCAATGATGCTTTTATCATCAATCAATCCGTCAGGACTAGCGCCACTCATTGGTACTGTAGGATGGTCAATGAACCCCACTTCAACTACAGTGACGTTCCGTTGCATCTCAAACACTGAACGCGCCACAGGTTCTAAATCAGTGCCACGTTGCATTGCGTCATTAGTAAAACCTTGCTCACGCTTGCCAGTAAAACGCTCACAGATAAGCGCTGTTCGGTAAATACGTCGTTTAGCTGGTTCAGGCTTGCCTGCAACTGTCAAAATATCAATAATCCTGCTGGCAGTTACTTTGCCAAGCCTTGCGGCAAACCATTCATCAGTACGTTGGTCCATTATTTTTTGCTCCCAGTTTCAATTCTAATAGCTTGACCAGCACGTTGATTCATTAAATCAATTCGTTCTTCATTAGTTTTGAATGACACTGTTTCAAGCAAACTTTGAATTGCCGTGGTAATTGCAAAATGTTGCTGACCCATTCTTACCAAACGCTCTTGCGCGGAAACCAATCGTTCGACTGCTTCAATTTCATCCATTTCAAATCCCCCAAGTAATTACAAACAATGTATGCCAAAAGTTTTCACGGATACCCTCTTGAGCATCACGTTTAATTTGCGCCCTAATAGATTTTCTCATTTCATCCAAAGTCATTTTGTTACGCATAGAAGCTCCTTAAATTTTCCAAGCATACGTTGATACCAATTTTGATTTTTGACGCGCCTTTGCCGCTTTATCTGTTGAATTTGCCTAGTTGTCAGCATGATGTGTCCTTGCATCTTTGGCATATTCAACTCTATCTCTGTAAAGTGGGTCATAAATATCATTGAAGTACATTTCTTTTCCATCTAAATTTGTGGTTATACCTCTAAAAGTCCAAGCATTGTTTTTCATTGGTATTTCATTAGCAATAAACTCTCTGCCTTTCCATGTTACAAACCAACATCCAGTTCCAGTGCCATCAGCATGGATAGCTTTATCAACTAGACCCCAATAGCGTAGCTTTTGAAAATTAGTCCATTGGTTACGAGTAATATCTAATTCAGTTAGAGGCATAGGCACAATATGTTTTGAAAGCCTAAAAAGTGCATCCACCAACCCTTTGTTTAAAACATGCTTATACTCAACTACTTTGGCGCCACAGCATTCACAAATTACAACTTGCTTCATGTTAGCTCCTTAATGTATGTCTTCACTTGCGCCAGCATCTTGTTTTTCTGCCATAGCCGCTTCAACTGCACCAGCTACGCCTAAACGTTGTACGTCAGCGGCATCTTTTGTAAACTTAACTTTCAATTGGTCTTTAACCGCTGTCACTAGCTTCAAAATGTTTGGTTGCGTTTGTATCGCTGGGTAAACCTCTTTGAATGCCGCAGTCAATTCATCTAGGTTTTGGCAAGCATTGAGCTTGTCAATGAAGTCTTGTGCATCCAAGTCGGGCAAGTCTTCGCCTTGATATATGTATAACCCAAGTCCATGAAGCGCAATCGCTTTAGCTAGGCATCGTTGCATGCCAGTATTTACCTGCATAGAGCTTGGTTCAACAATTGGCTTGTTATAGTTATCCATCACTGGCAATTGTGCAGTCATCGTCTTGCCAAAAGCTGTCACAGAGCAATACACCATCATTGTTTGGTCATGGTAATAAGTAGGCTCTTTGTAATCCCAAGTAGCCATTGGGTCTAGCTGTAGAAGCTGGTCCACAGCCCAAGCCCATGACAAATAATTAAATTTGCCCTTTTTCTCAATGTATTTTGATACGTCAATCTTGCGTCTTTCACTGTAATTCATGTAGGTATCCATTTCATATTCCTCTTGTCTTGTTACTGTTTCATAAAATTGTTGTTGGCTCACCAGCAGTACCACCATTTCAAAAACGCATAAAGAAACCATGCGCCAACTACGCTAACCCAAAACACCATGTACCAATCAGTCTTGGTTCTCATTATTTGCTCCCATAATGTTGTTGATAAAGCTGTTCAAATCTTGTGCCTGTCACGCGCTTTGATTTGTCGCTATCAATCGCGTTTAGGTGTTTGCCTGTCGTTGGACCCCAATCGTTTTCCCTAATGACTAAATTGCCACTTGGGTCAGTAAACGCTACTAGGGTTTCATAGGAAAAGTAGAAAGCTCTGCCATCTACATAAAATACTAGGGAATGGACTCCATAATTATCGGAGCTACAGTTCATGTAATTTCTAAAATTAGGGATATTCATTTTCGTTCCTTTCATTAAATAAATGCACTACACAATCTATTCTACAGATGCCACATAATAATGCAACACCTTTATTTATTATTCGTGATTATTTTGCAAGCTTCATTGACTTCTTTTGAGTAGTAGTCAGTTTCATTGGTCGTTTTATTCCGTCTAGCCAGCCAGTCAGATAGCAACTGGGCTGGCTTCATAATTCTTTTTTGAGCCTCGCGGTTCAAAACATCAAAAGCTTCATTGTGGGTCATGGCACTCTAAATCTTTCAGTGATTCGTTTATTCGTTGAATGTCCAGCTCCAGCGCTTCACGGATGTGCATTGCCACTGGTCGCTCCCCTTTGCCGTTTTTAGTGGCGTTAGCCAGCTTTTCAGCATCATTTTTGGTCCAACGAGTAGCTCTGCCTAAAGAGGTAATAAAGCAATCAATGACCTCTTTAAGCTCATTGGTCTTGTAACCCATCGCCATTACAGCGCCATTCGTCACATAGCAAACCACATGCCCTTGCCCAAGCAATACATTGTCTAGGCGCTCAAGCATTACTTCGTGGTTATGTTTGGTTTCCAGCATGGCTTTTTTCATGTCATCAAGGATACTCATGTTAGTCATCCTTTCTTGGGCTACGCTTAGGCTCAATTACAATTGCCGCGCTTCTTGGCTTGTCAGTATTTAATGTAAAATTAAAAACATTGCCATTGTCATCCTCAACTCTAATGAATTGCCCAAAAGTGCCATCGTCATAAACTATTTCAGAAATTCTAATATCAGAAACCAATCCAATGGTCATTGAAGTATATTGATATTCATTTCGTTTCATTTTCGTTCCTTTCAGTTAAATGTTTACTACAAGTTTTATTCTACAGATGCCAGTGAATGTTGCAATACCTTTTTTAATTTTTTTTAAATCGCCCAATAACCATAAACCATTTTGTTTGAGGAGTCCCATGTATCGTGTGGCAATCCATCAATAACAGCAACAAAATGCTTGGCTTGTCTTGCAATTACAATACCTTTTGGCATATCGGAGCATTTAGCTTTCCTGCCATTAAATTTAGGTGCTGTATGCCATGTATATCCAAGCTGTTTCAAAACATAGTGAAACACTTCTTTATGAATTCCATTACGCGCTGATTTAGCATATCCAAAATCAGCATTGGTTTCTGCAATGATTCTATATGCTTGTTCATAGTCAAGTTCAAGTGCAATCGCTAAAGACCTTGCGGCACAATCGCCAACGCGTCCTTTAAATCCTGCCGCTTGTCTGCCGCCATCATTAAAAATATAAGCCATTTTCGTTCCTTTCAGTTAAAAGTCATTTACTACAATTCATATTCTATAGATGTCAATAAATAATGCAATACCTTTTTTAATCTTTTTCAAGATAATTAAAAATTAGGTATTTGGCTCTATTAAGATATTGCGTTGCTTGTTCAGGGTAATGACTTAATACTTCTTGAGTATCACTCAACATTCCAGCAATCAACATAGAAACATCATCATGGTTTTTTAGCCATTGTTCTGCCAGCTTATCAAGATATTCTTTTGAACAGCCAAACATTTTTAAATCCTCATTAGGTTCGTATCTAGCTAAAGTCATTATGCTTTCGCAATCTTTTCAACGTTGGTAATCGTGTATCTTGTTTTTCGGTTGGTGCAACTGGTGTACGTTCTGCCAAGCTTAAAAGGTACCACTGTTTTTTCAGTAACGCTTTTTCCAGCTAGCGGCCCACTTAAAAAATTCTTAGTCACTAAATACATATTTCGTTCTTTAATCATTTTCGTTCCTTTCAGTTAATTAAGCACTACACAAAACATTCTACAGATGTGATATGATTGTGCAATACCTTTTTTAATAAAAAGACAAAAAAAATGCAAAAATATGAACATTATGAGCAAAAGCTAGTGGTGCAATGGTTCCGCATGCAATATCCCAAGCTAGAAAAGTGCCTGTGGGCTATCCCCAATGGCGGATTAAGAAACAAACGAGTAGCCATACAGCTCAAACAAGAGGGCGTGGTCGCTGGAGTATCTGACTTGTTTTTAATGATACCTGCTGGTGAGCATCACGGCATGTTCATTGAAATGAAGTCCAGCAAAGGTAGATTAGCTGACAGTCAAAAAGAATTCATGGCGCTTGCCACGCATTATGGCTATCACACTGTAGTGTGTTATGGCTTTGAGGAAGCCAAACATCAAATCAGAGATTATTTATTAAAAGCGGCATTGCAAAAATAAAACTGATAAACTATCATAAAAAAGCAATACAAGATAAGAGGACTTTATATGGCTAATCAGTGGTTTAGATTGTACGGTGAATTTGCATATGACCCAAAGGTGCAGATGCTTTCAGAGGTTGACCAAAGGCGTTTGATAATGTTATTTTGCATGAAATGTAACGAATATGAAACGTTACAAGACGTTGCAGTGGCGTTTCACATGAGAATAAGTGTTGATGAATGGCAGTCAACAAAGAACACTTTTGTAGGGCTTGGGTTTATAAGTGAAGACAATGAATTGCTTAATTGGGATAAACGTCAATTTATTTCAGATACAAGCACTGCAAGGGTTCGCAAGCATCGTATGATGAAAAAGATTGGTGTTGATAATGATGAAACATTATGTAACGTTACAGTAACGGCACCAGAACAGAACAGAACAGATACAGAACAGAGCAGAACAGAGATTATTCCTCTAAAGAGTAATAATCTAATAGTGCGAAGTGGTGTAGCTGTAAACAATGACTTTGATGTTTTTTGGCGAGCATATCCAAAAAAGACAGGAAAAGATGACGCTCGTAGGGCGTGGAGTAAGAAAAAGCCAGTGTTGATTGATGTTCTGCAAGCATTGGAATGGCAAGTACCTAGTGAACAGTGGACCAAGCAGAACGGTCAATTTATCCCTAATCCAGCTACATACTTGAATCAAGGAAGATGGCAGGATGAACCACAGATACGGGACACAAACCCGTTTTAGGAGGTGCATGATGATTGATGACCATAAAATGCAGTTTAAGCAGATGATGATGGCAGTGACAACACTGTACGGAAAAACAGAGCTTAACCAAGAATTGTTGCGCGTATGGTGGCATAAGCTTGAACGTTTTGAGTTTAAGATTGTTAGCAAGGCGTTTGACACTTGGACCAATGACAGCAAGCGTATGCCAACCCCAGCGGATATTATTGAGCTGTGCAAGGCTGAACAAAGCCGCGTGTTTAGCGTGAAGTTACCAAAGCCACATAGCTCTCCAGCCGCTGCGGCGCTTCACATGCAAGAAATTCGCAAAATTTTGTCAATGAAATGATATAATGCAGTACAAGAAATGATAGGAGTTACTATGAATCACGCTATTGTTGAATATAAGAAACGCGGTCGCAAGCCACAGCCTGAACATTTACGCGGTAAAACTACCAGTATCCGTTTGAGCCAAGAGCGATTGCAGAAATTTAAATTGCTTGGTGGTAATCGTTGGCTTAACCAATTGATTGACGCTTTCAATGTACAAGCATAGGCCTTGGATACTTACTGAACAAAACATGCCCTACCTCTTTGACAAAATCAAAGGGCTGGATAAAAACACAAAATGGGAAGTGATAATTCAAGAGCATGTTAAAGACAGAACATTGCCGCAGAATGCTAGGCTTTGGGTTTTGTACGAAAGCATTGGCAATTATCTTGGTTATACAAAAGACGAGATGCATGATTATTTTGGGCATAAGCTATTGCGATACCAAACTGTTATCAATGGTGAAATCGTTGAGCGTATTGAAAGCACGACAAAGCTCAAGGCTGACAGAATGAGCTGGTATCAACAACAAATTGAATTTACCGCATCACAGATGGGATGGGGTGGGCTTGAGGGTCAATTTTAAATGAAATGGGATACAGGCGAGCCAGTGGAAATGCGTGAGCCGCGCTCTAAAGCAGAGGAAAAACGTCATTATGATAGACTTTCACAGCTTGGTTGTATTGTTTGCCTTAACATTGGGTACGGCTATAGCGCTCCTCATGTTCACCACATACGTCATGGAGCTGGGATGGCTCAAAGGAGTCATTACAGTTCTGCTATTCCTTTGTGTCCTAATCATCACCAGCATGGCGGCTATGGTGTTGCACTTCACGCTGGAATAAAAGAGTTTGAAAAGCGATACGGAACGGAAGTAGAATTGCTTGAGCAAGTAAAACAACTTTTGAAAGACATGCCATGACTAAAATCACAATCCACAAAGAAGCACCCATATTTGATAACAAAATTGGTGACTTTTTCACATATTTGCTCAATTCAGTGACAAATTTGCATATCAAACACTTTACGACACGCAATGACGCAGAGCATCGCGCTCTTGGCGATTTGTATAGTGGTCTTGAGGATGGTGTGGATAAACTCATTGAAGTGTGGCAAGGCAAGCGCGGTGAGTTTGTTGAATTTACGCAAATCTATCCACAGCTTGAAGCAACTGGGTTAGAACAAGCCAAGACAATACGAGATTACATCAATAACAACCGCATGGTTATTGGCTCTGAAAGTAACATCCAAAATGAAGTGGATGAACTTGTGAGTCTTTTTGACCAACAAATCTACAAACTAACTTTCTTGGAGTAAATTATGAGCTTACAACACGCAATCAATAAACTTTTGAATTCTTATGGTGATATTCATCGTGAGGGCGCTGGCATGGTGGTTGACCCATACGAAGCCGCAGAAGCGTTGAAAAATGCTGAAAAAGGTTCATCAGAGGAGCTAGTGCTTCAAATTTTGGTAAAAGCAAATCCAATTCCCGAAGCAATTGAAGCTGACCTAAAAGAAACCAAAACCAAAAAATCTAAAAAAGCGGTTGTAGAAGCAGAGCCTACGGAAGATGCCCTACGCTCCGCTGAATAACAAATGCAATGAGTTTGGCTGTCAAAACAAACGAACGTCACGCTCATCTTTTTGTGCTTCACATGGTGGCGGCGTAACTGCTAAGGGGAAAGAAAATAGCAAGCTCTACGGACAAGCGTTTTGGAAAAAAATGCGAGCTATCCAGCTCTCAAGACAGCCACTTTGTATGGCTTGCCTTGGGCGCGGAAAAGTCATCCAAGCCGAACACGTGGACCATGTATTTCCTCATAGACAAAATTCCGCCAAATTCAAAAATAATCTATATCAAAGCCTCTGCCCTGCATGTCATACACTAAAGACACAAATGGAAAACAGAGGCATTTATCTTTATTTCAGCCCCAATGGAGTGATTGAATATAGGGAAAATGACTACGAACGCATCATCAACCAATAAAGGACAAGACATGACAAATAAAATGAAAATTGCATACCAAAAGGTAAGCGCGTTAGCGCCTTATGCGCGTAACAGTCGCACTCACAGCAAAGAGCAAATTGACCAAATTGCCAAAAGCATTGAGGAGTTTGGTTGGACTAACCCAGTGATTGTGGATGAAGACAATACCATTATCGCTGGTCACGGGCGCGTCAAAGCCGCTGAACAGCTTGGCATGGATGAAGTGCCATGTATTCAATTATCTGACCTCACAGACGCTCAAAAGAAAGCCTATATCATGGCTGACAACAAATTGGCGCTTAATGCTGGATGGGATGCGGAGCTATTGAAACTTGAATTGCATGCCCTTGATACTATGGGCTATGACTTATCGCTAGTGGGCTTTGATGCAAGTGAGCTGTCTGAAATCATGTTTGATGATTTGATTGACAGCGATAAAAATGACGATAAGGAAACCAATTTTGTTGTTCAATACAACATCATTTTTGATGACCAAGAGCAACAAGACGTATGGTTTGACTTCATTAAACACCTCAAAACTCATTATCCTGAACAAGAAACCATTGGTGAGCGCTTAACAGCGTTTATTCAGGAGAATGTTGATGGCTAAACGCAAGCAATACATTGAAACCGATGTGCTAGTGGAAGCCAAAAAGCGTATTCACCACATTTATGACATTTTTGACAGCGTTGTTGTTATGTTTTCAGGCGGCAAAGACAGTCTAGCCGCATTGCACCTATGCCATGAAGTGATGCAAGAGCGTGGTATTACCAAACCACTTGACGTTGTATTCCGTGACGAGGAGCTTATTCCTGACGAGGTTATCAACTTTGTGGACAAATATCGCAAGATGGATTGGATTAAAATGCTGTGGTTCACAGTGCCATTGAAGTCCACGAAATACGTCTTGTCTGTGTGCCATTCATATACCCAGTGGGACCCAAAGCGTAAATGGGTGCGTCAAAAGCCTGAATGGGCTATCAGCCTTGAGGATGGTGATGACAGGGAATTTGACCAATACTCAATGGATGCTTTCACAGCCAAATACTACAAAGGCAAAGTCGCATTTATCACTGGCATCCGCGCTAGTGAATCTTTAATGCGTTACCGCGCAAGCATCAACAAAATCAATGACAACTATATCAATGCCGTACCTGACCCAAGCGCTAGGAACGTCATGCTCTGCAAACCTCTATTTGATTGGGAAGAAAACGATATTTTCCGTTACTTCTATGACCATGACATTGAATATTGCAAGCTCTATGACATGCAGATGTACGCTGGCAATGGCTTGCGTGTTTCAACGCCTTTGCATGCTGAAAGCGCCAAGCGTTTTGACCTTATTCGCATCACTACGCCTGACTTTTACCAGCGCGTCATTGACGTATTCCCTGAAATGTTGGCACATGAGCGTTATTACAAAGAGCTAGACCGCAATGCTATCAAAGAACAGTATGGCAAAAGCTATGGCGGCGTAAGAGCATGGATTGAGGAAAACTTGATTGAGGATGAACGTCAATATGACCTTGCAATCAAGCGTTTTGAGCAATGCCTCATATCAGAACGCAATGCGCCTAATAGCTATCCGCCTCTTTACTTGCTTGGCGTGTTTATGAGCGGTGCTTTCAAACGAAATATCTTACCTCAAGGAAAAAACAAGAAATGAACGACCCAATCAACAATATCCAATGGCGTGACGCTAGTGAGTTAAATGGCAATGACTACAACCCAAACGTTGTATTCACCCCTGAATTAAAGCTCTTGGAGCGTAGCATTCTAAAAACAGGCTGGGTGCAGCCAGTCCTAGTGTCAAAAGATGGCATTATCATTGACGGCTTTCATCGTTGGCGCTTGTCACAAGACAGCAAGCTCATGAAAGAGAAATATCATGGCAAGCTACCATGCGCTGTATTAGACATTGACCGCCCAACTGCCATGATTTTGACTGTTCGCATGAATAGAGCTAAAGGCTCTCATGTGGCATTGCAAATGAGTGAGATTGTTCACCAACTCATTGACGAGCATAAACTTGACCCTGAACAGATAGCACAAGAAATTGGTGCAACACGGGATGAAATTGATTTGTTGTACCAAGATGGCGTGTTCAAAATGAAGAACATCAAGGATTACAAGTACAGCAAGGCATGGTACCCAATTGAAACCAATGCTAAAAAAGATAGTAAAGATGCTTCATAGTATTGCACAAATTAGTTATAATACTGTTAAGCCACTATCTAGCAAGGCAAGCAAAGACAAAGTTTGTTTAAAAGATACGCCAACTACTCAATGGTTTGGCGTTTACATTGATAATGTTTTATGTGGTGTAGCTGGTGCCGCTGTAAAAGATGGCAATGGCAGAATAAGAGGCGTTTATGTCTTACCACAGCATAGGGGCAAAGGCATAGGCAGTGCAATGATGGGTGAGCTTATGGCTTACTTTGATAGTAAGAACGTCTGTTATGTTGAGCAATTGGCTAGTCAACCTGATTGGTGGCTGTCACAGGGATGGAAGCTTAAAGCACCACACAAAAATGGCGCATGGATATATAAGACACTATGACACTCAAATACTATAAGCAATGGAGCGGTGAGTTAAGGGCAGAGATGTACGCCATATACCTACGCTTAAAGAAAGAGGGCAAGCTACCTGAATGGGTAAACCATGAAGGACCATGCTCTATGTGTGGCGAGCCTCACAACACTATGCCTCACGCAGAGGATTATGGTCCTGAATTAGAGGACTACCTACGTTCACTGCATGTCCTATGCGGTAGATGCCATGCGATGCTACACCTACGCTTTAGATATGTAGGGCATTGGGTACATTACCTAAACTATATTCGTATGGTTCACAGTGGTGAGGTAGATAGACTAGCGCCTATTAAGAACATGAACGTCATCTATACAAAGTCACGTTATTGGAAGCAGATAGATGAACAGCATACGCCTAACCCTAATGGCACATGGTATGAACAGCTATCATGTGAGCGTGTAAGCTATGACCAAGGCAGGGAATAATCAATGATGCTATGCCATGGTGTAGATATGAGTATGTGTGAGTGCATGACAGCGCTACAATTTAATAACTTAAAAAAAATAGCATTGCTAATCTAGCAAGCGCAGATGCAACTTCGTACAGGTCAAGTAGAGAGAGGGGGTACTCTCTCTCAACGTTCAGGGAAATCCGTTTGGGGAATTTGATATGACAGAACAAAACACACAAGAGCAAGTCAACGTAGATGTATCAACACTAACTATTGATGAAGTGTTAGATTATTTGCAGATAACAATGACAGCCAACTTTGAAACAGAAGAAGATTTGATACGCGCCATTATTAGTGGCATCACTTTATCGCGTGATTATCTGATTTATCTCAAGGAGCAAAATAATGAGCAACAAGCTACCACCTGAATTACACATAGTCCACGGCACACGCGGCACTAATCAAGGAAAGGTTTTACCTGAAAGCATCAAGAAGCGTACGCCTTATGCTGAATGGCTGGACAATCCTGACGAATGGAATAAAAAACGTTTTATTGAGGAAACGTCTGACTACTTGTTTGAGATGTATGGTCTAGGCAGTGAATATGACCGCCACTTGCTTGCAATGTTGGCTATCACAATTGATAACTACATTAAGGCGTACAAGGCATCACAGAAAGCGCCATTGATTGCTCAATACAACAATGGCAAGACGCTTGGACCAAATCCATTTTTAAGCCTGCAAGACAAATTACTACCACGCATTCAATCGCTCATGAATGAAATGGGCTTAACAGCGCGTGGCAGATTGGCGCTTGGTAAAGATGAACACGCTCCACTATCTGACTTGCTTGCTGGACCAAAAGTACACAATCAATGAAGCACCCAAACAAAAAGGTAGAAAAAAAGCTCAAGCGCAGATGTCAATTTAATAAATGGCTTGATAAAACCCCATCATGTTTCAATCATTGGTTAAATAAACCAAGACACGCAGGATTTATAAACCTCACAGAAAATTCATTGTTAAATGCTTTAGTAGATGCAAGACGTAAAGGCAAAACAATACGAGTGGAATTAAAAGACCTATGAAATGGCAGGATGGCATTCAATATGCGATAGATGTCACTAAAGGCAATATCGCAGTATGTAATAACGTAAGGCTGGCATGCCAACGTTTCCTCAATTACCTTGAGGACAGGCAGTGGGAATATGAGTTTGTTGTTCCATACGTTGAACATGTCATTGATTTTGTCAAAATACTCAAGCACACAAAAGGTCCGCAAGCTGGTGAGCCGATAGTCCTTGAGCCATTTCAACTTTTCCTTATTTGCGCCATTTATGGCTTTCGCTCTAAAAAAGACCACAGCAAGCGGATGGTCACAGACGTTATTGTTTTCATTCCTCGTAAAGCTGGTAAATCAACACTAACGGCGGCTATCAGTTTGTATGAGCTTCTTTTTGGCGAAGCTGGTGCAGAGGTGTTTACTTTGGCTACCAACCGAGAGCAAGCGTCTATTGTGTTTGATGCGGCTAAAGGCATGGTGGAATATATGCCACGCGAAGCACAACAATGGTTTGGTGTAAGCAAGTATCAAATTGGCAAGGCTGGTGACAGTCAAACAATGTTCAAAGCGCTTTCACGCGACAATAAGAAAACTGGCGACGGCAAGAATGCATCATGCGCCATTATTGACGAGGCGGCTCAAATCACGGACCGAAACTCAATTGAGGTTATCTTTTCAGGCATGGTGGCGCGTAAAAACCCATTGCGGATTTACATTACAACTGCCAGCTTTACCAAAGAAACCAAATTTTATGAGGACCTGCAAGCTTTCACTGCTATGCTTAATGGCGAGGCGGCTGACAATCCTCGTTGGTTTGGCTTGCTGTACGGCTTGGACCCACAAGATGATTGGCGTGATTTAGCCACATGGCACAAAGCTAACCCCATGCATGGCATTTCAGTGTTTGAGGATGCTATTGCTGAACGCTGTGAGCAAGCAAAGCTCAAGCCAGCGGCACTCAATGAGTTTTTATGTAAAACGCTTAACGTTTATGTATCAGCTAACAGCGCGTGGATTGACAGACAGTATTGGGATGAATCAACAATCAATCCATTGTTGATAGGTGGTGTCAATCCTTATGGCGAGCGTGAACCCGAAGCCGTGTTTTTGGGCTTTGACTTGGCGGCTACGCGAGATTTGAACGCGGTTTGTACTCTCAAACGATATGCGGAAGATGATTACTACGCAGAATTTAAGTTTTTCTTGCCCGAAGAAGGTCTTAATCACGTTCCTACGCATTACCGCGATATTTTTACGCAAGCACAACGCACTGGCATCCTAAAATTGACAGAGGGTAACGTCATGGATGACAGAGAAATATCAGATTACATTAAACAACAATGTGAGCTTTACAATATAAAAGAGGTCGGATATGATGCCTATAACGCCGCGAGCCTCATTGCGCGTTTACATGAAGCAGGCATACCAGTTAAAAAAGTCGGTCAAGGTATTGCAGTATTAAGCAATCCTAGTAAACATACCGAAAAGCTGATAATGTCACACTCTATAAGACACGATGGAAATCCTTTCTTGGGATGGCAGTTAGGCAACTGCGAAGTTTATGAGGATGTAAACGGGAATATCAAAGTGAGGAAAAATGAAGCGGACAAATCAGCTAAAGTGGATGGCATCATTGCGATGATTATTGCCATGCACTGCTCACTTGACCATCCTGTAGTGTCCACTTCTTATGGTTTCCGCTTAATTTAAAGGAAAATCATGGGCTTATTTGACGCATTCAAAAGAAAAACGCCAGTAAACAAAGAGTCTAATACACTTTTTGGACAAACTTCGTTAGGTAACAATGTTCTACGCAATGCCAATTCACCTCAAAGCGTAGCTTCTGCGCAACTTTTATACGTTACAACGTCAGCACAAAACGAGGCTGGTCGCATTATTGATATGTCAATGCTGTCACGAAACAGCACAGTCATGTCATGTATTGGCGTAAAAGCGCGAGCATTGGCTCAATTACCTATCAAAATCACTTCTGTAGCGGCTGACGGCACAAAACGGGATGCAATTAGTCATCCTGACGTTCCAGCGCGTGAAAAATTTAAAGCGAAGCAAGTGCTTCGTTTATTGCAAAACCCAAACAAATTTCAAAGCCAATATGAGTTTTGGTATCAATTCTGCATGTGGTATGACTTGGCTGGTGAGAATTTTACGCTTATGTGGCGTGGTGATAGTGGCAAAGAGGTTTCAACTGTAACGCCACTTGAAATGTACTTGCTTGACAGTACGCTTATCACTTCACAAATCACTGAAACGCGCTATCCAACTTATCGCCTTTCAACACCTAGCTATGGCTTTTCAAAAGAGGAGCCGCTCAAGTATTTCCAAGTAGTGCATTGCATGGATGCTCCGTGGCAAGGTAGCGCGTCATTCAACAAAGGCACTTTGGCTGTAGAGCTAGTGTCATTGGACCATGACTTGGATGTGTATGCTAACTTCGTAATGTTGAACGGCGCTAAACCAAGTGGCGTGTTTGTGACAGAGCAAGTTATCCCTGATACTCGCTACGCTCAAATTGCGGCGCGTTTGAAAGAAGCATGGGCTTCAATGACAGGTAGCCGCGCAACTGACCCAAGCAAGCCGGGCCAATCAATGCTTTTAGACCAAGGCATGAAATATATGCCTGTGGACATGCTAACACTGCAAGATGCTGATGCCGCCAAGCTAAAAGAGCAAACCATGAAGCGTATTTGCGGCTTGTTTGGCGTACCGCCAGCAATGATTGGCGTATCAGAGGGCAAGTACAACAATACGCAAACAATGTTTGACGAGTTTTACAAATCAACAATGTTGCCTATAATTATCAATATTCAACAAAAATTTAAGGCCAACTTGCTTGAGGGCTACCCAAGCCTTGATATTGAATTTGATATTAAAGACTTTTTGAAAGGCGCTCCGCTTGACCAAATGAATTATGTGGTTTCAGGCGTATCAAACGGCGTACTCACGCCAAACGAAGGTCGTGAGTATCTTGGACTTGATAATTTAGATGGCGCAGACGAGTTAAAAGATAGCGGCAAACCAGCAGACCAAATTGCAGGCTCTAGCCCACAAGACACTGGCGGCGGTGGAAACACCAATTCCGTTGGCAAGACAGGCGCTAGAGGTTCAGCATGACACTACAAGACCTTTTAGAGAAATTAAGGCTCGCCGCGTTGAATCGTGTGCCACAGCCATTTAAGACAAATGGAATGAAAAAAGGGGTACCAATTCATGACTAAACAATTAGAACAGTTTAAGTTTTTCAATGAAAGCATTGTTAAGCTTGAGCAAACTCTTGACGAGTCAAAGGGTTCAGGTTTAATTGAAGCAACTTTTACCACTTGGGGTCCGCGTGAGGGCGCTGATGGCAGACGTTTTTTCTATCGCGCTGAACCATTTATGGAATTTATCAAAGGGCTTGAGGCTAGTGGTAAACCATTGCCAATGTATTTCCAGCATGATGACGAGTCATTGCCTGTAGGTGAGTGGACAGCTTTTGAGTTCACAGAAAACGGCATGAGCGGCACAGGTCGCATGTTTACCAACACTACGGCTGGTCGTGACCTTTACACAATCATGAAAGAGTCACCTAACCTAGTCGGCGGCGTTTCAGTAGGCGCGTATGCAGAGGAATGGGCTTTGGTAGATGAAGCTGGTGAAATTCTGCCTGATAGTGACCCTGACCGTTGGGAAAAAGGTTATTTTTCAATTATGAAAGGTGGATTGAGCGAAGTATCAATTGTGATGCAACCAAACAATCCACAAGCAAACATCAACAAGCTTGAATCATGCGTAAAAGATGACGGCTCTGTTGACCCAAGAGATTTGGAACAAGCTCTGCGTGACGCAGGGGTTTCAAAACAGAACGCGGAAGCCGCTGTTTCTGTATTCAAAAAGGTGAATGAATTGCGTGATGCAATTATTAAGCCTAATGAAAATGAGCCAGCTCGGAGTGATACTGACGCTGTGGCTTCCGATGAAGCTTTACTTGCCGCTCTTGAGCGTCGTGAATTGCTTCAAAACTTAGATAATCGTTTAAAGGATTAAATCATGGATAAAGTATTAGAAAAGCTTGACCTGATTGAGCAAAAACAATCAGAAAAGGTAGATGCTGTTAAGTCAGAAATTCTTGACTTGGTAACTACTTCAATCGAAACAGCGAAAACTGAAAGTGCAGACGCTATTGCGGCTCTTGAAGCTAAAGTGGCATCAATTGGCACTCCAGCGCTTATTAAACGCGAAACAAGCATTCGTCAAGGCGTTAACCGCATGGTTCGTGAGCAATTGGCTGACTTCCATAAAGCTGGCAAACAATTAGAAAAAGAAATCAAATTGTTTGAGTCAGAAGACCAATACGATGCCTATATCCGCGAAGCTAAAATGATGGCGCTTGAAGCGTCTGCATTGACAGGTTCAGGTACAGACAAAGGTGGTCGTACAGCTTATGACCCAGTATTCGTTGCACTACGTTTGGCTAACCCATTGCGTGGCGTATCTCGTACTGTGGCTACTGACGGCTCACAATACCAATTCCGCGTGAAAACTGGTAACGCTGGCGCTCAATGGGGCTATGGCATCCAAAACAACGGCGCGAAAACAACTGAAAACACAAACATCTGGCAAATCAACTTGAAAGATGTGAATGCACAGTTCCCTATCCGTACAGCGGCACTAGATGACATTGACGGCTTGGAAGCTAACGTTGTTGACGATATGTTGGCAGAGTTCGCTCAAACAGAAGCGATTTCAATGATTCAAAACAATGACCAATCAGGTGACGGCACTACTGTTTCAACTGGTGGCGCAGATGGCTTGCGTGGTCTTAACCAATACGGCGGCGAAGCAGGTACATACGCTGGCGGTTCTGTAACTACAGCGGCGTTTGGTACAAGCGGCACAGGCGCAACATCAGGTCTTGCTGATTTGGCTACTTACGACCAAATCGTTACAAACGGCGACGTTGTTGGTGCGGCAAACGTTCAATACAAAGACGTTGTAAACTTCATTTACAGCTTGCCACAACAATACTGGACACCTGACGCTAAATTGCTTATCAGCCCAACATTCTTGGCGCAAATTCGCGGTTTAACAGACGACAATGGTACTCCAGTGTTTGAACGTATGGACCCATTGGTTTATGACGGCATTGTTGGTCGTGTATTAGGTTTTGATGTAGTAGTAAACAAATACCTAGACAATCCATCAGGCGTTACAGCAACAGGTTCAGATGCAACTAGCTTGTATCCAGCTTACTTTGCTGACTGGTCACGTTTCCACACAATCGTTGACCGCTTGAGCATGGTGTTACGTCGTTACGACCAAACATTGCCCGGCTATATCACTTTCTTTGGTGAAAAACGTTTGGCAAGCTCTGTTCGTGACCCATTCGCAGGTGTTCGCTACCGTTCTACAGCGACAGCTAACAAGTCTTAATTGTTAGAATGAGCGCAGGGGGTTCGCCCCCTGCACTTCACCATGAGTTATAGGCAAAAAGGAAAGAATATGAGTTACGATTTAATCAAAAAGGGTATTGCTGAAGCCTTGCTCAATGGTGAGGCTACTATCAACTTAAATGAGGCAAGCGGCATCACTGGTTCAGGTAGTGGTGTTGGTGGTCGCATGTTTTATGACGAAGCTTTTGCAAAGGCTCGTTATGCTAATCCATTCCGTCAAGGCTCACGCCAATTGGCGTTTAATGGTGTGTCAGATATGACTTTTGTTGCCAAAACTGGTAACGCAACTAATTCAACTAACCCATGGGGTTATGCAGTCAACCCTAATAGTGGTAGTCCAAACATTGATACCGCATACTGGCAATTGCCAGTGCGTGTAGTTTCAGCTCAAATCCCAGTTCGTACAGCCGTATTAGAAGACGTAAATGGTCTTGGTGACGAGCTTGTTGAAGATTTGATTTTGGAATTTTCACAAAACGAAGCCGCTTCAATGGCATTAAATGATGACCAAGCTGGCTCAACAACAACTTCAACTGGTGCAACTGATGGTTTACGCGGCTTGGCATCATATCCAAGTGGTGCGACAGCCGCTTTTGGCTCTAGTGGCACAGCAATTACCAATGGCTTACACACAATTGCCACAGTAACCCAAGCTGGCGCTTCAATTGCTTATGATGACTTAGTAAATGTTGCACACGCATTGCCATCACAATACTGGTCAATGCAAGGCACAGCATGGCACGTTCATCCTGACACAATTCAAGCGTTGCGTAAGCTCAAAGCTAACGGCTTGCCAATTTACCTTGAAACAGGTGATGAAGATGGTGGTCCAGTGGCATTTATGCTTGGTTTCCCAGTAGTGCCTAACCCATATCTTGAAGCTCCAGCCGCAGGTGCGTTCTCTGTTTATTTAGCTAACTGGGACCGCTTCTTGACTATTGCTGATGATGGCGAAATTAAAATCAGCATGTTTGAACAAACTCAAGCTGGTTTCACCACAATTTATGGTGAAAAGCGCGTGGTAAGTTCAGTGCGTGATGTTTTTGCAGGCGTTCGTTTAGTAGGAGCTTAATATGAGCGTTTATGGTACGTTGGGCTATGGCGGCATGATGCTCGCAAATACGCGCAATCCTTTCAACTATGAAAAGATTGAGCAAATTTCGCGTGACATCAACACTAGCTGGCTTACAGAGGAAGAATTAAAAGAGCAATTGAACCTGTATGGTGATGATTCGCAAGATGATTACATTTACAGCGTTGAATTAGCTACTCGCATGTACATTGAGGATTATCTTGGCATGCCAATTTTTAATCAAACGTACCGCGTTTATTATGGGATGACAGGCATTGTTGCCACTCCTATTGGGCTTGATTTACCTCAAACTTCGCAAGGTGGAATGACAATCAATAAGGTGGCGTATTACAACATGGATACGCCGCCAGTATTGACCACAATTGCCAAAACACAATACTACTATGACCCAACTGGCAATCAAGTGATTGTGAATGCGTTGCCAAACGATATTAGTAACTTTGTGGCTAACCCAGTGATTGTTGAATACACTGAACAGCCAAGTATTTTGTCACAATACGAAAATATCAAGCTTGCGGCTAAATTGTTATTCACACATTTTTATAACAATCGTTCAGAAACGACTGTATCAAAAATGCAGACAATTCCGTATGGTGTTGATGTTTTATTGCGCCCTTACAAACCATTGAGAATGTAATATGGCAATCGCACGTTTTGAACCCGTTGAGGTTTACACGCTTACAGTGACAACTAATGCCTATGGCACTCAAGAAGTCGCTAAAACGTATCAATTTAGAAGCAATCCAACTATTTTGGATGTTAAAAATTCTTTAAGAATTACGGATAAGTATCGTGTTTATCAAGATTTGGTGCAGTTTAAGTTCAATTACACACGCAAAGTTCGCGATATTGTGGATAATCAGCAAGAGTATTCATTTAGGTATCGTGGAAACGATTGGCGTATTACTGATTGTTTTGAGTCTAATGACAGAATGAGCGTGACATTCATGTGTTATCGCTCTGACCCACAAACGGCGGTGTAAAAATGGCTGGACAAAATAGCATTGACCAATACATGACCTCTATTCAGTCTTTTTTATCAGGGCTGGTGAGTGTGCCTGTATTAAATAACTTTGACCGCGAGTTTGCCAATAGCAGTCAATTTATTGTTTGGCAATTGCGTGACGTACACCAACCTGTGTACACAGGCATTTATCAAGCTAATAAAGGGATTGATACGCCAGTGTTTCAAATTAGTATTTTTACGACTACAATAAATACAGGTTTGGCACTTGCGGACCAAATCATGCAAGGGTTACATGGATACACTGGTCAATTTGGCAGTATCTATGTATCTAAAGCTGATGTTCATATGCTGTTTCAAGGCTATGACGACGAGATAAAACTCTACAACATTTATATGGATTGTTTCTTGTACATTCCAGCATAAGATAAGAAATTTTTTTATTTTCTGTAAACAAAGGAAAAAATTATGGCACTCCCAAATAAAGTCTTACCCGGATTTAGCGCTACCTTGTATGCTCAAGATGCCGCAACTCCAACACCTTTAACTACTGCCAACTTATCTACATGGGCAAGCGTTTCAGCTATCGCTGTAGCGGCTAATGCTGTAAACGTTGAGAATATCCCAGCGTTTGGTCAAGATGATGCAGTCGCTAACTTTGCTGTAGCTGGTAGCCGTCAATCTGACAAAATCCCAGTGCAAGCCGCACCAACTTCAATGAGCATTACTGCCGCTTGGAACCCAAGTGACGCTATGCTATTGACACTTCGTGATGACGCTTACAATGGCACTATCGACCGCACGTTTGTCGTTGTAGCAACTGATGGCACTAACTCAATTGCTTATGCGTTCAATGGTCGCGTAGGTCAATGGGATATTGACTCAAATACTAGCGCAGAGGCGAAAGTGACATTCACTATTCATCCACGCGGCAATCAATATGGTTGGTCAACTAACCCATAAAATTGCATCCCCCTCGAAAGAGGGGGTTTCTCTTTCAGGATAAGACATGACTAAAAACGCACAGGTAAGCTCCTCAAGCGATTTATTGGAGTATTTAATATCAAAGTACATGACAGGCGATAAAGATTGGTTTGGCTTCACAGAACAGCGTATCACTGGCATTTACTTGGCACATGAAATAGCAAAACGTCACGCAGACAAAATGACCGCTAAAGAAGTGGCCAAATATGCGCGTGAATTAAACAATGAAATTTACTTTGAGTTTATTAAGATGAAGCCATGAGCAGGTCGCTAAATTCTCTATCGTTTGAAATTACTGGCTTAAAAGAGCTGTCCAAAAAGCTTGACCAGATTGCGGTAGCGGTAGGCGACAAAACAATGCGCTCAAAGATTTTAATTCCAGCAGTCACAAAAGCCATGGAGCCAGTGTTAGCACAGGCAAAACAAAACGCGCCTAAAGGTGCAACTGGCATTTTGGAAAACTCGCTTTATTTAACAGCTAGACGACCAACACGCAAAGACCGCCGTTCAATGTACATTACTGAAACGGATAGCGTGGTAGCGATTGTCAGCACAAAAATCATTCCTAAGAAGTTAAAAAATCAATTCACCACAGAAAATGCTGATTTGATAAACGCATATACACAGACAAGAAAAGGGTCAAAAGCCCGATTGATAGCATCAAAAAATTTGCGGACAGCTCAACAAAAGTTTTATCAAGATAAAGGCTATGTTTATGATGGTCGCGTACCAGCAATGGAGTTTGGTACAAAAACAGAATTTGGTACAGCGAGAGTAGCCGCTAGACCATTTTTAAGACCTGCTATGGAAAATAACACTCAAACAGTGAGCAATGCTTTGGGTGAAATCCTACGGGTTGAAATTGATAAGTTCGTTGAAAAAAATAGATAAGATAGGAGTTCGATATGAGTAAATTAGGGAATGTCTTGGGTGCAGAATACCAAGACAAAAAGCTTTCATTGGTAACAAAAAACATTCAAGTAGGCGATGCCACATTTAAAGTCCGCATCCCAACTGTAGGTGAACAAGAAGCAATCAACAAACGCCTTGTTGAAATTGACACTGCTAAAATTCAAGCGGTTTATGATGACATCACTAAAAATTTGATGGCGCATAAAGACGAGCAAATTGAGGGCGTTGAGTTTACTGATGATGATGTTTTGGTCAATGGCAAATCAATGCGTGAAGCGGCGCGTAACAGTGTTGCAGTTCAAACCCGTGTAATGGAAGCATTTAAGCTGATTATTCCAGCAGAGGGCGCTGATTGGTCACAAATTACCTATGAAGACATTGAAGCTGAATTGCCATTCCAAGCTCAATTGGAAGTAGTGACCAAAATTCTTGAAGCTATCAATCCTGATTACAAAACTATCAAGGAAAAGTAACTGGCTCATTAAGAAGTCAAGTTCGCTTGGCGATGCTTTTTAATGGGCATACACAAGAAACCATAAACAATTTAGACGAAAACACCATGAATGAAATTGTGGTGATGTATGCGGATGGATTGTTGGGCAATAATCAAACGTTGACGCTATTGGGTAGTTTATTAGCTGGCGTGTTTAATTATATTCGCCCTAAAGATGCTCAAGCTTATACGCTGAAATCGGTGCTTGGTAACAGTTATAATTACATTTTCCGCGAGCAAGAACATAGCGTTAGTGATAAGCTTCTACTATTCATGACGCAAGCTCAAGGTTTTAGCATGGATAAGTTTAAGCGAGGTTAATCATGGCAATTATTTCAAGGCTTGGAGTCGTACTGGGGTTAGATACCAGTGAGTTCGTCAAAGGTTTAGGCATTGCCGATACCAAGATGAAAGACTTTGGTAGCAAAGTGAAAGTAGGCATTGCGTCTGCCGTAGCTTTGGTAGGCGCTGAAATGATTGCCGCTACCAAGCAAGCCGCTGATTATGCCGATGAAATGTACAAGGCCTCTCAAAAGATTGGCGTTACTACAGAAAGTCTATCAGCATTGCGTTATGCCGCCGACCTTGCTGACGTTGAGTTTGGTCAATTACAAGGCGGTCTAGTCAAATTATCAAAAGCCATCAATGATGCCGCTAGTGGCAAAAAAGAAATGGCTCAAGTCTTTAAAGACCTCAATGTTCAAATCGTAGATAGCAAAGGTAAGGTCCGTGATACAAGTGATGTATTAAGCGACCTTTCTGACCGCTTTCAAAAAGCCAATGACAATGCCACCAAAACTGCCACAGCCGTAAAACTGTTTGGCAAATCAGGCGCAGAAATGATACCGCTACTCAATGGTGGCGCTCAATCTATTCGTGATGCCACAAAAGAAGCAGAAAAATTTGGTCTTATTGTCAGCACCGAAGCTGGTAAAGCGTCAGAGCAATTTAATGACAACATGACGCGCATGGCTAAAGCCACAAAAGGGTTTCAAATTGAGCTTGGTAATAAATTATTGCCAGCGCTTTCATCCACAGTAGAGTGGATGGTTAAAACAATCAAAGAGGGTCGCACGCTCGAAGCAGTATTTTTGGGAATTGGGTTAGCTGTAGATAAGCTAATTTTTGGCGCTGATTTTGGCACTGAATTATATAGCGTCAATAAAGCCATTGAGTCCACTGAAATTGCATTGGGCAATTATCAAAAGCGCCTGCGTGAATTGCAAACCACACCTGACAATTGGGCTGATAAATTATTTCCTGACGCCAAAAAAGTAGATATTGCTGGACTTGAAAATTCTATTGGCGAAGCTTTAGCAAAAATCACCGACTTAAAACATAAACGTGACCAATTACTAAAAAAAGACAAAGCTGATGCTGATGCAAACAAACCGCCAGCTAAAGATGATTTTGCGGTAGCCAATGATGAATCAAGTAAGCTTCTTGATAAAGCACAGCAACAAATTGCCGCTTATGAACGTCAGCGTTTGGCATTGAAAGGCGTGGTCACAGAGGCTCGCGCTTTGCAGGATGAATTTGGCAAAGGCGGTAAGTTTGAGGATTTAAGCAAAGCTGACAAAGAGCGCTTGATGAATAAAGCCAAAGAGCTAGATTTAGCTCGTGCCATGGCTGATTATGATGAACGCAGAAGTCAATTCATGTTGCAGATGCGCGACATGGGCATTGAAATTCAACGCCAACAAACAGAACGCGCTGAACAGCAAAAACAAGATGTAAACAATGAAGTCAAATCTATTGAGGCTCAAACACGCCGCTTTGAATATGAAAAAGAGCTTGTAAACCTTTCAGACACACAGCGCGAAAAAGCTTTGCAATACTTTGACCTTAAAGAAAAAATTATCAAGCTTGGTGGCGACCCATTGTGGAAGCCTGAACAAATTGAAGCTATCACCACAGCCAATCAAAAAATGATTGATATGGAAGAAAGCACAAAACGCGCAAATCGCACTTTCCAAGCTGGTTGGAATAAAGCATGGGAAAACTTTAAAGAACGCGCCAGCGATAGCGCCGCGTTAGGCGCAGAGGCATTTAATTCCATGACAAGTAGCATGGAACGCGCAATGGATGATTTTGTAAGCAAAGGCAAATTTAGCTTTAGCCAATTGACTGCCAGCATTATTCAAGACATTTTGCGTATTCAAATGCGTATGCAAATGTCTAAAATTTTTGGTGCTATTGGTGACTTTTTTGGCTTTGGCGGTGGAAGTAGCGCTGGCGGTTCAACAAACGTATCGTCAGGGATTAGCTTGGCTGGTTTTAAACTGCCATTTATGGCTACTGGCGGCGAAATTGGCGGTCCAGCAATCGTAGGTGAGCAAGGTCCTGAATTGTTTATTCCGTCATCACGCGGCACAATTATTCCAAACAATCAGCTTTCAAACGTTATGGGTCAGCAACAACAACCTGAAATGGTTATCAATGGTCCATATATTGCAAGCCTTAACGCTATTGATACTCAAAGCGGATTACAATTTATTGCAAGAAATAAAGATGCTATTTGGGCCGCAAATCAATCGGCTAATAGAAGCTTGCCAATGTCGAGGGCTTAAAAATGAGTTTAAATACAATTCTAGCGGTGACAGAAAACATTGCCATCAATGACCAACGTTTTATTGGTCAAATGATTAGCCGTAACCAACGTATCAGCACTTCTGAAATTTTGACTGTGATACCTTTTGAGTTCACGATGAAGCCAATGAATTATTTGCTTTACAGCAAAAACAGAGGTCTTTTGGCTGATTTGCGTTATGCCGATAAAGACGTTGAGCAATATCTTAACTTTGGTTCTACTGGTTGGCTTAACTACATTAAATATCAAGGTGACATGACTAACGCTCAAGTGGCGGCGTGTGCATGGCAAACGTCATCCGCCAATAAAACTTTGGTACTTGGTAGTTTGCCAGCAATATCAGCGTCAGCGTATATCGTCAAAAAAGGCGATTTTTGCCAAGTAGGCAGATACGCTTACATTGCCACGGCAGACGTACTGCGTGGAAGTGGCGCTACTGTGAGCATTCCAGTACACCGTAATTTAATTACGGCAGTCATTTCACCTATTGCGGCGGTAATTGGTCAATATGGCGTGACTATCAATTTAGGTGGTAGCGCATACAATGGCGTGACATTTTGCGTGATATTGCGTGAGTATCCAACTTACACGCTAACGCCAATGACCAATGACAGCTTTATCAATTGGAATGGTACGTTTAAAGCTTTTGAGGCGGTGCTATGAACATCATAACTCCAGTAGATAATACCAATGTCATTCGCATAGCGGATTTTATTCGCGTGACTACGCCTACTGCCGTTTATCGTTTGGCAACAACGCCAAGTGAATTGACCATTCCTGCAGTTGATAGTCAGCCGTTTGAGTCGCTTTCAACGCTTATTAAAGTCAATGACGTACAGCGTGACATTAAATCAACGGCAAACGAAACCAGCGTGACGCTGGTGGGCATTGATACGGCTTTGCTTGGATGGGTGCTTGGTCAAGACATTAAAGGCTGTTTAATTGAAATGTGGCATGGCTTCTTTGATGAAAATGGCGCATTGATTACTACAGGCGGCACTGGCGGTCTGTACAAATTTTTTACTGGATATATCAATAGCTTTTCCATATCAGAGCAATGGATGGAAGAAGTCCGCATGTTTGTTGGCACAATCACTGTAAGCGCATCAAGCATTCAAATCATTCTGCAAAACAGAACAGCAGGGCGTTACACTAATAACAATGCTTGGCAATTCTTTAACCCAACCGATACTTCAATGAACCGCGTTTCATTTATTGAAACTATCAATTATTACTTTGGTAAAGACGCGCCATCTAACTCATGATTAGACAGGCAAACAAATATGATATTGAGGATTTGATTGGCATTATCAAAAGTTTTGCTGAACAATCTGACCTTGCAAAAACAGGCGACCCAATGAAGTGGTCTAAACTTCATGTGGAGTGGGTTCTAACGCAAGTTCTTGGCGGTTTAGGGTTTGTGCTTATAGATGATAAAAAAACCTCAATTTTAGTGGCTATACGCAGTCCATTGTTATGGATACCTAATTCATATCAATTGCAAGAAGTGATGTTGTTTAGCCCAAGTAAAATAGTTATGGTCAAGCTCATTAAAGAGTATGCGAAAATAGCGAAAAAGATGTTGCAGGATGAATTTATTATTCATGCCACAATACCTTGCTCAATAGACTCTGATTTTTCAAAATTAGATATGAAAAAAATAGAAAATATGTGGGAAATAAATCATGGGTAATGTCATCAGTTCAGTCGTGCAAATAGCCGTTGGTCTTGGTACTGGTGGTTTTGGTAGCATGGTGCTTTCATTTGCCTTGAGCATGGTGGCTTCTGCGGTTATTTCAAAGATTTTTGCGCCTGACCAACCTAAAGGCGGAAACGTAGCTGAACAAGCTAATCCGGGCAATCGTCAACAATTACCCCCAGCAGGTGACAACAAAATTCCTGTGGTATATGGCTCTGCTTATGTGGGTGGCATCATTACAGATTTAACTATCAGCAATAACAATCAAGACGTTTATTGGGTGCTTGCTTTATCAGAAGTAACCAACACAGACGCTAATTCTACAGGGGGTCCTGATGCCATTACTTTTGGCAACATTTATTGGGGTGGCAAGCGCGTGGTTTTTGATGCTAACGGCTATTCTGTCACTGGATTATTGGATGAAAGTACCAACGAAACCCAAGACATCACGGGCAAAATGGACATTTATCTTTATAGCAATGGCTCTAATAATCCATACAATTCTAGTCAAAGTGCTATTTCAGTTTTATCTACCGCAGGTTTAGTTTATACATGGGACAGCAATAAGCTGATGTCTAATTGCGCGTTTGCAATTATTCACTTGAAATACAGTCAATCTAAAAACCTTACTGGGCTTCAACAAACTCGTTTCCAAGTTATCAACTCACGCAAAAATACAGGCGATTGTTTTAAAGATTATCTTGTTAGCTCACGTTATGGTGCGGCTATTGCGCCTGCTTTAATTGATACGGTTTCGTTAGATGCTTTAACTGCATATTCAAACACACCAATTGGCTATCAAACTTATACTGGTGGTTCATCAACTTTAAAACGTTTTGAGTTTAATGGCACAGTAGATACCTCACAAAAAATTATGAACAATTTGCAAATCATGGCTGATTGCTGTGATTGCTTGCTCAAGTACAATGAAATTACAGGCAAATGGGGCGTGATTGTTCAAACGCCAACTGTAGTGCCAGTGATGAATATCAATGACAGCAACATGGTGTCAGGCATTACCATTACGCCAATTGACCTTGCCAATAGCTTTAATATCATTGAAGTTAAATTCCCTGATGGCACAGCCAAAGATTCATTTAATAGCGCCACGTTTGACCTTGCTACATTAAATCCATCTTTGTTATTCCCCAATGAGCCAGTAAACAAACAATCAGTGAACCTTAATTTAGTAAACAACAACGTAACGGCTCAATACATTGCTAATCGTTTGCTAGAGGCGGCGCGTGAGGATTTACAAGTTAATGTTGAAATTGGTTTTACAGGACTACAGCTTGAAGCTGGCGATATTGTAACTGTGACCAGCGCTAACTATGGCTGGACTGACAAAATGTTTAGGCTTAATAAAGTAGTAGAAAAATTTGCTGAAACTGGTGAAATTACTACCGCATTGACTATGCTTGAATTTAATCCTGCCGTTTATGATGATTATTACGTCACGCAGTTTACTCCATCGCCTAATACTGGCATTGGCAGTCCTACGGCTTTTGGCACAATTCCTGCACCATTTATTTCAAACAGCTACCCTAACATTGCCAATCCAGCATTTAACGTCAATGTGACAGCATCAAGCGCAGGTATCACACAGTATGCAGAGATTTGGTATTCAGCATATCAATACCCAACAAGCGCTCAACGTATTTTTGCCACGACTACGCAAGTTCAAGCTAACGGCGACCCTTATGACATCAATGAAGCAATGCCGCCTGTGCAATTACTTAATATTCCAGCAGGAGATTGGTATTTCTTTAGCCGCATGGTAAACAGTTTGGCGTCAAGTGATTTTTCCCCAGCATCTACTAAATTTGTATGGCGACCAACTACATTCCAATTTACAGAGCGTTATGTATCTGTGGCGTATGCTGATGACATCAATGGCGGCGGCTTTACATTTAACCCACGAAACAAAGTTTATTATGGCTTGTACAATACGTCAGCAAACGCCGTATCTAATACTGCAAGCGACTATACATGGTATTTATCTGACCCTAATTTTGGTTCAAATATTTACCTTGCATATATCAATCGTGAAGCGCGTAAATTTAGTTTTGCAACCGACTTTGCCACTTATGCGGCTGGTACTGCGGCGTTTGTGCCAAGTTCAGCTACCAAGTTTGACCCAAGTATTTGGTCCGCTTTGCCTGATGGCACAAACATTATTGACCTTGATGTTCGTACTGGACAGCTAACACAAACAGGTTCAACAACTGTAGGCGCAGGACAAATTGCCATTACCAATAATCCTGATGGGCGCGTTATTGCTTCTCTTGATAAATTACTTGATTTTGGTGGCGCATATACCAAAACAGGTGCGGCTTCTAGTTTAACCATTGATATTTATGGTCGTGTGCTTGGCTTTGGCGTAGCAGATGACTTTTATTTTACTGACCAAACATTTACAGCCACAGCAGGGCAAACTGTATTTACGCCAACCACAAGGGATGCTGGATACATTACTGGGCAAGATTTAATCTTTAAAAACGGCATTTTGCTTGATACAACTGATTACACAGAAACCAATAGCAATTTCACATTGAACGTGGCTTGTGATGTTGGCGATAAAATAACTTGTATTTCAATGCGAGCAGTATCAAGCACAGCCAATTATGAATCATTGCATATTACAGTAGAGTCAGTTTCAACAAATTCTATTGTGTGGAACGCCGTGACAATGCCGTATCAAACTATCAATGTTGGCGATATTTTGACTTTTGCTAATACAGGAACGCCAACTCAATACACAGTAACAAACGTCAATTATAGTACGCGGACCATTACATTTAGTTCTAGCATAACGGCAAACGCAACTGATACTGTATATCGTTATCGTGCGGCGGCTAGTTCATATCCAGTATTTAGCCGTTTTAGTGCTGATTTAGTAGATGCTAATACTTACACGCCAACTGAATGGAATATCCATAGCGGCTATGAATTGTTGTTTATCAATGGTTCAGCTTTGACAGATGGCGATTATGATATTGCTGGTAACACAATAACTAATTTTCCATCATTGACCACAGGCAAAATAACTGTAATACAGTTTAGCGAAAACAATTTGACAACACCTACTGGCAACCCAGTAAATATTTCAACGTATTCTGTAGCAAATCAAACAACTTATGGTTTCACTTATGCGCCTGATGCTTTTGATTTATATGGAAATGGGGTATTATTGATTGAACCTGATGATTACACTACGACTACTGGCAGTTATAGTCTTGTGACAGCATACAGCAACAATCAAAATATATTAGTGCAACAAACTTTTGCCCGCGCTGGTGCGGCATAGGAGTAAAAAAAATGACAGCGGCATTTAATTTAAGTTTACTGGCAAACAAGGTCAATTCATCAGGGGTTCTTGACGTTACTGCGTTGCCAAGTTCAGGCGTAACGGCTGGGACATATACATACGCAAGCGTAACTGTAGATGCTTATGGTCGTTTAACTGCGGCATCAAGTGGTGCAACGCCTGTTGCTGGTCTTGGCGGTATGCAGGTATTTACATCAAACGGAACATTTACAATACCAACTGGAGTGACAAAAGTTAAGGTCACTGTTACTGGCGGCGGTGGTTCAGGTGGCAGTGGCGTAAATACAGGTGGTGGTGCTGGCGCAACAGGTATTTCGTTTCTTAGCGGGTTAACGCCAGGCGCAACTATTGCTGTGACCGTTGGTGCTGGTGGCGCATGTCCAGCGGCAAATGGTTCTCATGGCATATCTG